CCTATTGCAACAGGATCTTCAACCGCAGGATATTTTGGTGGTGGTCTATCATCGTTTCCTGCTGTTAGATCAACAATGGATAAGGTTACTTATTCATCAGACACCACTGCAGCAGTTCCTGGTGCAAACTTAAGTGTTGCTCGTTATGGTCTTGCTGCAACAGGAAACTCAACAGCAGGATACTTTGGTGGTGGTTCTACTCCTTCTCCAAGTGTATATTCGACAATGGATAAGGTCACTTATTCAACTGATACTAGAACAACAGTTCCAGGTGCTGGATTAACTGTTACTCGTTTTCGTCTTGCCGCAACAGGTAATTCAACTGCAGGATACTTTGGTGGAGGTGGTCCTGGATCTGGGTTTAACACTACTGTGGAAAAATTAGTCTATTCTTCAGACACAACATCAGCAGTTCCTGGTGCCGCATTAAGTGCAGCACGACAAGATCTTGCCGCAACAGGAAACTCAACTGCTGGTTACTTTGGTGGTGGTTCTCCTGGTCCATTATCAACAATGGATAAGGTCATTTATTCGACTGATATAAGATTGGCGGTTCCTGGTGCCGCATTAAGTGTGGGACGTTATGGTATGGGTGCAACAGGTAATTCAACTGCCGGATATTTTGGCGGTGGATTTCCTGGTCCAGTATCAACAATGGATAAGGTTACCTATTTGACTGATACTACTGCAGCAGTTCCTGGTGCTCCATTAAGTGCAGCACGTGCATATCTTGCCGCATCAAGTGCCAGAGCCAATGCACTACCAGAAAGTTCAATTCTAGTATAATTAGTAGTATAATATTCAAAAACTTATGATTGAAAATCCTTTATCTTATGTTTTGATCAAACCAAATGTGATCAATGAACATGGTGTTCAAGAAATAGTTCAACATATTAAATCTTCATCAGCAACCGATCTGGCAGTCTTTGATCCACATAAATCAAATGAAACTGGTGGGAAGGAATGGAGAGTTGATAAGACAATTCGTGATACCCAACATATTGAGATGGGTCCAATTCAACCAAAGATTATTGAATTGATGCACAATGTCGTCAAAGAAGTTGTGAATCCTTTTTATGGTGTTGAAATTTCTGAAAGTGAGGTTCCTCAGATCTTATCTTATGGAATCGGAGGACATTACTGTCCACACATTGATGGTGAGTCACTCTGGCAAACTCCAGATGGTGAACTGATCTGGAAGAAATCAACCGAAAGAGACATATCAATGGTCTTTTATCTCAACGATGACTTTGAAGGTGGGGATTTTATTTTCCCAGATCTCAAGATTCGTGTGAGACCAGAACCAGGAATGTTGGTTTGCTTCCCTTCTAATCATCATTACAAGCACGGAGTTGAACCAGTTACAAAAGGGAAAAGATACTCGATTGTTTGCTGGGCAAAGGTTAAAGGATTTCCGACGATGGATGACCAAAACAAAGAACTCTCCCAAAAGTATGGGATTGCCATAAATAACTAAAGATTTTTTAAACTTACAATGCAATATATCAAGCACTACTACGTTAATGAAAGCAATGGTGCCTTCTGTTGTGACACAGCAGAACCAGCATCGAAGGTGCATCCCTGGAGACAATATGCTGGACTGAATGTAAAGGTCTGGTTGACTGATGCGGAGGGTATTGATGTTTGCCTTGCAGAACTTCCTGATTCGACTGCAGTATCAACCGTTGTAAGTCCTTGTGGTAAGAATGCCGTTCAGGTTCTGACCGAAGTAGAGTATCAGTCAGTTGCCACTCCTTATTTTGAGGCGGCAGTGCTTTCTGGTGAAGCACAACAAGCAAAACAGAATGGTGATGATGCCACTGCAGAAGCAAAAGAAACCGCAGCAGCAGCAAAACTCACAGAAGCAACGACTGCCATTCGTGCTCTCTGACTTGACACCTGACTTGAAATCCCTTATAATATCAAGGTCTTCAGCATCCTTGTATCTTTGGGAATGAAGACCCTCTTCGGTGGTGTGAAGGGGTGAGTTGGTGGTTAATAAAGAGGGTTTTATACCCTCTTTTTTTCTATTATAAATTACTATAAATCTTTTGCTACTTATGAATTTTACAGTTTACTCAAAAGAAGATTGCCCATACTGCTATAAAGTCAAACAAGTTCTTGAATTGACAGGAAGCAACTTTGTGGTTTATAATCTGAATGAGCATTTTACTAAAGAGGAATTTTATGCCGAGTTTGGTGAAGGTTCCACGTTTCCACAAGTTATTTGTGATGATAAAAAATTAGGAGGATCCGTTGACACAATCAAATTCCTCAAAGAACAACAAATCATCAAGTCCTGACCTAAATAATTCAGACCACAAAAATCGTGGTGTTGAACTCATTCTCTATGGAGGAAAAAGAAAGCAAACTCAACCATTTCACATCATTTTTGAGAAGATAGTTTGCCTTCTGAATCGGGAAGTCACTATCTATTTTGAGTTTTCCTTTAAGTCAAGGAAGAGAAAAGTAGTTTCCCGGAGAAAAAACAATGTTAGCAGTTAGTTTAGTATTTGGTTCCTTTCTAACAGTATTGTTTCTTATAGTGGGAGTAATAATTGGTTGGGTAGCAAGAGAATATATGATGAATTATCGGGAAATTCCTAGACCTCACCCCGAAATGTTTGATTCGCAAGGCAACCTGATACCAGACGAAGTAATTGCATTTAATTTTGAAAACTATTATGACAACGACGACACAGAAGAAGACAACGACTAAATCGAAAGCAACTAATACGACGGCAAAATCTACTGTTGTTGATAGTCTGCCAAATAATCCTCTTGTTTTTGAAATTTTTGATTTAATCTCAAAACAGAGGTCTAAAGAAAAGAAAGTAGAACTACTTCAAAAATATAATCACGATTCAATTCGGGCTCTGTTGATCTGGAACTTTGATGAATCTGTAATCACAGTGCTCCCCGAAGGTCCAGTTCCATATTCGAGTTATGATGATCAGACTGTTCATAGCGGAACTCTTTCGACAAAAATTACAGAAGAGATTCGTGCAATGTATGAAGCAGGATCTTTTTCTCTAGGAGCATCAGACACTCAGGGTAGAACAACTATTCGTAAAGAATTTAAGCATTTTTATCATTTTATTAAAGGTGGTAATGATGGCATGAGTTCAATTCGTAGAGAAACAATGTTTATTAATCTACTTCAGGGACTTCATCCTCTTGAGGCAGAAATTATTTGCTTGGTAAAAGATAAGAAACTAGAAGAAAAGTATAAGATCTCAAAAGAAATTGTCTCAGAAGCATTTCCTCAGATTGTTTGGGGTGGTCGTTCGTGAGTCAAGTTATTGATACAACACAGGTAGAAAATATGGATCATTGGACACCAGCAGAAAAGGAAACTTGTAAGTCACGTTATGGGTGTGACATTTTGGTTGAAAACGGTTCGTATGCTGATGTCTGCACCAAAGATGCTCCTAATGATGCCTATATCGTGAAGTATTTTGTTGATGAAAAGATATGTTTTGATCTTACAAGAGGTACGAGATCTAGATTGTTTGATATGTACTGGGATAAGTTTCGTGAGAATCTAAAGAGCATTGACTTTGGATATGGCAGAGTCAATCCTAAACTCTGGGGATATCAAGCACCCAAAACCAAAAAGAGGAAGTGATTTCCCAAATCGTCGGAAATTTTTCCGGCAAAATTTTTACGCGTGAAGGTTTTTAAGAATTGTATTTTATTTTACAAAATTATTTGACTATATAAGAACAGTGAGGTATAGTACCTCTACGTTCATCCAGTGATCTGGACGGAAGTAAGCCGACTCGGAACGGATCGTTCATTCGGTATTCGCAAATACCGAACGCAAAAGCCGACTGAAGGAACGCTCTTTAACCTAAACAATTAAGGAGAACCCTAATGTCTAAAGTCGTATATCGTGGTGTTGAATACGATACTCAAAAACGTATTGAATACCAACAACAAATGATGCAACAACCCCAACAGTATAACGAAACCTATCGTGGTGTTAAGTTTGTAAAGGAGGGGCATAAGTGAATACTTACTTCGTTCGTTACCTTAAACAAAAAGCAAAAAGGGAACAACTTCTTAAAAATGCACAACTGAATATGGCAAAGCAACCACAAATTGCTTGATGCTTAGGAGGGTTGATTCCCTCCTTTTTTTATGGTAAAATTGGCGAAGAGAATGGTATCTTATGGACAAAGACAAACTAAAACTAATTGTCCGTAATCTTGAACTGTTGGTTGATTCTCTGAAAGCAGAAATTTATTCTGACACCTCTGCATATAAACATACAGAACCAGAAGTGAGAAAGAGAACAATTTTAGATTACGATGAAATTTTTGAGGATTCTGATTTAGATGACTAGTAAAGCACGAGAACTCGTAAAGTTGCTTGAGAGAATGACGAAACAAGACCACTTATATTCTCCAGAGCAATTGATTGATATGAAAAGACAGTTGCGAGTCGTAAAAGAAGAACTTGCAGAATTAGAAGCAAAAACATCAAAAGGATTTGGAAAGAAATGACAGTAAAACTCATCAGTGTAACTCCCGATGCAGAAAAAACAATGGCATATGTTGCGAGAGTTAGCAATCCTGCGAATCAAGACAACGAAAACTATGCCAAGTTGCTTGCTTATTGTATTAAGCATAATCATTGGTCTGTTTTTGAACAGTCTTTTATGACTCTTGAGATTGAAACGAATCGTGG